TGCCGTTGTTGCTCGAGACGTAGTCGTAGCAGGTGGTCAGATAGGCCACGCCTGAACTGGTCGAGGAAGCACCGGAGGTTGTAGATACGCCCGAGACAGTGAACGACGTGGCGTCGGCTGCGGAGATAGTGGCGTTCGCTTGGTTGAGCGTGGAGAGCCCAGACAGGCCGGTCACTGTGACAGTTGAGCCGACGGCGAACGTGGTGTTGGTATTGACGACCTGGTACTTGATTGACGAGCTCGAGAGTGCCGTGGCCGAGGTGACTGTCGTAGACGAGTAGTTGGAGCAGCGATACCACGACTGGGTAGACGTGGAGGTGGCGTACTGCTTCCAGAACGAGGGGCGGTAGAGGTACTTCAGGCTGAGGTACTTCAGCAGGTCGCTGGCCTCTACGTCGAGGTCGGAGTTCAGAGCGTCTGACAGTTTCTCCGTAATGGAGTCGATGATGCCCCAGAATACGTTGTAGCCCGTGCTCGCCCACGTTCCGATAATGGCGATAGGCAGGCGAGGGGTAATGACGTTCGGAGATCCGTTGAAGAAGCCGTCTCGGTTGTTGAGCGTCATCTTCAGCGTGGTGGCCTCGATGCGGTCTAGGTAGTGCTGCTTTCCCGTCTTGGTGGTGAAGTCTCGCAGGTAGACCGAAGCGTCAGTCCAGTAGTTCACGCCGCCGTACTGCTGGACGAACGAGACCTGATTGGCCGTAGCCAGGGTGTTGCCGCCCAGCGTGGGGTTGAAAGCGATGTAGACCTTGATTGCTGGAAGCGAGGGGAGCGTCACGACAGCCTGCGCTTGGTGGTCGGCGCAGGCTTAGGGCGCTGGGCGTTAGGCCCGTAGAGGTTGCCCATAGTGCGAGCCTGCTTCGTCTGAGCGGTGCGGATAGCGTTCGCCACGGCCTTGATGAAGTTGGGGTCGTCGAGGAGCTTCTTCGCCAGAACGCCGAGGTCGATGTTGATAGTGACGTTCTCTTGGGTCATTTGATGTTCACCGTCAGGGTGTAGTTGCGCTGCGTATCCTGCTTAGCGAAGTTCTTCACTGCGTTGATGTATTGCTGGTCAATAGTTGATTGCCCCTGCGCATTGACAACTCCATTCGGGCCAACGCCCAAGTTTGCTTCTTGTGCCGCGCGCCATTTGTCCAGAGCGGCGGACTGCGCCGAAGTGATTTGCGCAATCGTCCCAGTGTTGTTCAATGGAACGGTGACCCACGACTGGCCCTTTGGTGCTTGACCCGCTTGAAGCCCCGTCGGCATTCCAGGAGGCGCAAGTGGCGTTTTAATCTTGCCTGATTTCATCAACAAGTCCAGCAACAAGCCACCACCCAGCAACGGAATAAGCAACGGCGCAAAACTGCCAGCAGCGCCTTCGATGTCTGAGATGCCCATTTCGGTATCGGCAATCGCACCTTCGGCGGCCGTTTTCTCGGAAAATCCGGCAATGGCTTCGATGTTTCCGGCGATTTGCTCGAGCAGTCCAATCTGAGTTTCGGCCTGTGCCGCAGTGGGCTGACCGCCGAACAGTTTGGAGAAGCCTGGCAACTTGTTGAGCAGGTTGCCGATGATTGGCAACTTACCGAGAGCGTTTCCAACCTTGTAGGCGAGCGAGGCGGCGAAGAGCGTCAGTGAAGCGTCCGTAAAAATCGTCTTGAGGATTGGGTGCTTGCCGAAGTATGTGACAGCGTTCTCGGCGAACTTGGCGATATCGCCGACTGCTGGGAGCAGGAGTAGGCCGACACCCTTTAGGGCGTTCTCAGCCTGCGTCCTGAGCTGATTGAGTTGGAAGTTCAGTTGTCCCTTGGTAATGCCGAACGCCGTGTCTAGTTTCGAGGCAGAAGCCTTGCTCAGATCATTGACGTTCTTAGCCAGAGTGCCGACGTGGTTTGCCAGCGTCGTGACCAGACCGACAGCACCAGGGCCGAACGTATCGGTGATGAGGGTGTTCATCGAGACGCCGGTTTTCTTGGAGACAGTCTCGAGGTACTGAAGCGTGTCCACCAGACCAGTGCCAGGGTGACGGGCAATCTTGGCCAGCGTGTCGGCGTTGATGCCGAGCGCTGCCATAGCCTTAGCCGAGCGAGTCGTGGGGTTCTCAATCTTGTTCAGACCGGTGGCCAACTGGGTGTAGGACTTGGCGGTTGCGTATCCGGCAGCCGAGGCAACGTCTGAGACTGCGGCCATTTCTGCGAGGCTCACGCCTTGAGCTGCGAGTGCGCCTCCGACCTTGCCGGTGAGGGTCTGGGTCAGGCTGTCCAGCGATCCGAGGTGGCGCTTGTTTGCCTCGACCATAAGGTCAGACACTGCGGCGACGGACATTCCCTTGGCGATTTGGAGGTTCTGGATACCTACCAGAGTCTGCGTAGTCTGGGCCACGTCGCCCCCAGTGACCACGGCCTGCTTTGCGGCGGCGGTGACGAGGTTCTGAGCTGCGGCTCCCTTAATTCCGGCCTTAGAGACCTGAAGATAGGCGGCGGCGATGTTGGCAGAGGAGATGCCCGTGGCGCTCGAGATGCCGAGAATGGACTGGCCTGCGGCGTCGGCCTGCTCTTTGGTCAGCCCAGCCTGGTTCTGAAGTTTGTCCAGCGCCTCGTTGAACTTTAGGGCGCTATCGACAGCGAAGCCAGCGAACGCTATGCCAAGCCCAGCGACAGCAGTTGTGGCGGAGTTCGTGAACTTGCTGAACTTCGTCCCAGATGCGTCAGCAGCCAGACCGAACTTGCCCATTTTGTGCTCAGCCTCGGTCATCTTCGCCATAAACTCTTTAGTGTCGGCGAGGAGCGTGGCAATCACTGGGGGCAGAAGTGGCATTGGTTTCCCTTAGAGAGTTTGCGCTGCCGTGACGAGGTCAGCGTAGAGGCGTTGGAGTTGGTCTTGGGACTGCTCGAGACCAGGCTGTAGGAACGGGAACGGGCGAGTGGTGTAGTACGGGAAGTGGCCCGTGCCGGTGTAGCCCAGTTCTACCCTGCGCCCATACTTGACAGTCGGGCCGGTCTGCGAGACCCACGAGGAGCCTTGCCGTCCGACGTAGGTGACACGGATCGAGCGCTGTAGGTTGCCGGTGCGACGGGTCGGGACTGGCCAAGCGTCAGAGCGCCAGGCATCAGTCGCCTGCGCTTCCTTGCCACCGATGAACTGCTTGCGAGCATTACCGGCGATGACCTCACCGCCTTGGCGCACGAACTTCTCGGTGGCGGCGTCCACCTTGCGCTTCTGGGCTTGGATGCCAGCGTCGAACTTGCCGAGCCCCGAGACTTCGATACCGCTAGCCATTGGCCACCTCCTGCTCGGTGCGAGCGATTGCGAGGAGCCAGTCCGTCACCTGTTTGGGCTGAGAGAGGAAGTCCTCGTGACTACCGCCATAGACCTTGCGGAAGCGGTGCTCTCGGTAGTAGTCCAGCAGCTCAGGGTCTACCTCGGTGGACTTACCCTCGAGGGCGGCCTTTAGTTTCCCGAGTCGGCGGTAGGCGCTTTTGGGTCTACGTCTGGCTCCGTGTTCACCGTAGATCCGTTGAACTCGACACCACAGGCCTCAGAGAGTGCGTCGAACGTTGCTTTGGGCAGGTCGAGCGCACTCTCCAAGGTCGGCAGGTCGCCTAGTGTCCACTGCTTCACCAGACCCACGATGAGCTGAGCCTGATAGCCGTCGAGGTTCGCCTGGTCGTCCTCGGAGATGTCGGCGAAGAGGCCCCACGTCTTGGGGTCTTGGTCGTCGAAGCCGAGGGTGGCGAGTTTGGCGGCGGTTCCGGCTGCTCGCATATAGGCACGAGAGATAGCCCGAGACGTGCGCTCGGTGATTTCTTCTCGGCTGGCGATGACAGCAGACTGGTTATTGGGCAGTGAGACGATAGGCATTGTTTCCCTTTCTTAGTGATGCTTTAGTACGAGAGTGACGTTCCGTTGATGACGGTGGCCTGAATAGGACTGTAGCCGGTGGCGGAGTCCGTTTGGTTGGCGTTGGCCGTGAACTCGACTTCGAGCTCGGTGTATTCCTTGCCACGGGTGCGCTTGATTGAGTGGATCTGCGCAGCCGACATCGTGAACGCTACCGAGTGGTTCGTGCTCGAGGTCTGGTCGTTGGGGTCAGTCAGGGTGACGACGATAGCCTCGGGCGAACGGGTCAGACCGTACGCACCGGAGCCGGTGGAGAACACGTCAGCCGTCGAGTTGATGACGAACGTGAACTTGCCGGTCACTTCAATAGGGCCAGCGAACAGGTTGTAGGGAGCCTGTGTGCCGAGCGTGAAGATTGGCTGG